TAGTCGAGCTGCGTCAGGTACTGCACATGCGTGCGGCGCTGGGCGCTGTAGAAGTTCGTCGCCGCGAAGGGCAGGTACATGTCGTCGATCGGCACGAACAGGAAGCCGGGGCGGTTGCGGCTCTCGGCCCAGCTCATCTTCAGGTACTGGGCGCCGCCCAGTGGCACCTGCGTCAGGAGCTGCTCGATCTCGGCGCGGAACTCGGGCGCCTGCACGGTGAGCTGCCAGTTCATGTAGGCAGTCTTGCGGTGCGCCTTCTTGAGGCGGGGCATCGTGATCTCGCCGGGGATGAAGTCCTTGGCGGGACCGTTGGCGGGCATGAGCTCCTTCATGGCGCGAGCCGCGAAGTCGATGCAGGCCTCCGTCATCATGGGGTGCACGACCTTGCTCGCGCCTTGGAACTGAGCTCCCCCGGGTGCGTCATTGCCCAGCCCGGTGCGGCGCAGGCCCTCCTCGTACTGCTCGTCGCGCTTCTTGCGCGCCTCGCGGTCGCGGTCCACCAGCTCGAGGAACTGCGACGCCAGCTTGTCGAGGTCCGGCTCGGGCATCTCGTCGGCGAGGTTGTGGTAGAAGTCGGGCGACTTGGACTGCTCGGTCTCGTCCTCGTCCAGCGTGACCATCGCGCCGCCGTCGTCGGTGTCCGTGACGCCGTCGTCCTCCTCGGCCGGTGCCGGGACGCTCTCGCCCTGCATGGGCTGGTCGTCGAGCTCGTCTTCGTCGGGCATGTTGTCGTCGGGCAGCTCGTCGTCGTCGGACATCAATGCCTCAAGCCGCGTAGGGGTTCACGACCGTGCGCGGTGGCGCTGGTTCGCGTATGTCAGTTTTCGCTTTTACCGCAGACAGCATGCCCTTGTCCATCATTAGGCGGATGGCCTGCGTGCAGGCGTCGACGTAGTCGTCGTGTTTCAGGCTGCCGCGCCCGGTGAAGCTGCAGAGCTGGTGCACCAGATCGTCGGTCCACGTTCGCGCCCGGCCGGGGTACTTGTCGCTCTCCGGCAGCCACACCTGACGCCGGGCGAAGACGGGCGAGACGATGTGCAGGCGCGTGAGCTTGTCGGCGCGCCCGGGGTTGTAGGCGTATGAGGCGATGCCCTCGCGATCGAGCACCTGACGCAGGCTGATGCCCGAGCCCTTTTCCTCGATCACGACGATGTCGGGCTTGCGGCCTGACGTCACCGGCTTGGAGCTGCCGAACAGGGGCTTGATCAGGGCCGTGTCCTCGTCGTCGCCGTAGGCCACGTTGAGCTCGCGCTTCACCCTCTTGACCAGATCCGGCAGGCCGAGCTGCTCCTGCCAGCAGTCCAGCAGCAGGACGTGGGCGCGCTCGTCCACGCTGCCGTCGGGCATGCGGACCTTGTGCTTGAAGCCGCCAAACACAGCGCAGGCGCTGTAGTCCGGGTCGTGGGACTTGCGGTCGGTCGTCGCCTCGGTGAACGCCGTGTCGAGCGACAGGACGACCCAGTCGAACACCGGCAGCAGCTTCTTGGCGGGCCAGAGGCGCAGCCACGATCGCTTGATGACCCCGCTGTTTTCCTCTGAGATCAGCTCCCCGTGAAGCTCCTGTCTGCCCAGCGTCGTGCCCTCGAACTGGGCGATCTGGTCGAAGAAGGACTGAGGCAGGTTGGCCTTGTTGTCGTATGTGCTGCCCTTGATGATCAGGCGCCCGGCCTTGGGCGCCGTGAGCTTGCGCACCAGCTCGATCGGCTTGGGCGTGGTGGTCCACATGACGCGCGGCCGGGGGCCGAGGCGCAGGCCGAACATGGCCATGTCCCACGTCTCCTCGGCGTACTGCCACGCCGCGAGCTCATCGGCCCAGATGTCCGCAAACTGCGGGCCGCGCAGGCGCTCGGGCTTCTCGGCGGAAAAGCCCCTGATCATGGCGGTCTTGCCGCCCAGCGTGCGCAGCTTGAGCGTCAGGTCGGTGGACGAGTAGCTTTCTACCAGCTCGGGCGGGATGACGTTGAGCAGCCCGGCCGGGCCCTCGAAGCATGTAAATTTTACGTCGGAGAAGGTGGGCGCGATCACCGCGCGGTCGAAGGCGTCGGGATCCTCGATCGCGGCCGCGCCCAGCCACTCGGCGCCGGTGCGCGTCTTGCCGAAGCCTCGCCCGGCCATGATGCCGAGCTCTGTCCAGTCGTCGCCCTCGGGCGGGATCTGGTTGGCGCGCGCCGTGTCGAGCCACTGCTCCTGCCAGATGTGGTAGCGCAGGACTAGGGGCGGCAGCCCGGCGAGCTGGGCGTGGGTCAGATCCTCGAGCCTCAAGGCTGGGCCTTGGGCTTGGGCGAAACCTCGCCGGTAATCCTCGCCGGGCCCTCGCCGGGCTTACCGGCGGCGAGCTTTCCCTCGATCTGCATCTGCTTCTTGCGGCTGCGCAGGAGGCCCAGCAGCTCGGTCGCCAGCTCGGAGCCCTTGTCCTCGATCACGATGGGGTTGTCGGCGTCGCCGCTCAGGGCGACCTTGTCGCCGTATCGCTTGGGGTCGTAGCACTTGAGCAGCTTGAGATCCGTCTCGATGATCAGGCGATCGCGCTGCACGTCCCCGCTGGCGTCGGGGCCTCGGCCGCGCGCCGTCTCGCGGGCGTTGATGGCGATCTGGTCGTAGCCCGTCGCTCGCGCGCGCGCATACGCGAGGGCGAGTTCGGCGTCTGCGCGGCACCAATCATAGAACGCCGTGTAGTGCGGCATTCCGGGTTCGCGCAAGATCGGCGCGAGCGGCTCGCCCAGAGCAACGCGCGCCAGCACGCCATCAATCACCTCCGGGTCTGGCGACACCGGCGACTTGCGCTTCACTAAGCTGGGCTTGTCTGGCTGGTCTGGCTGGTCTGGCATATGCTGTCCCGCATCGCTCTGTCTCACGATCAGATAGCACCGAGCGATCGCCGCTACAAGCTCCAGCCCACCTTGCAATAAACTGCAAGCACACCGCACCACGACGCGGCACCACGCTGCAACAGCACGCTGCAACAACTGCAACAACTGCAACAGTTGCATCCGTTGTTGCAAGTGGAAGGAAATTACATGGTCCGAATTACAACGCAACAACCCAGCGCCAGCGGCGCAACGCAACGCAACCTCAGCTCGATGCAACATGCAACGCAACGGGGTCCCCCTTAAGGGGGAACCCCCAAGTGTTGCATTGCGTGTTGCAGTTTTCGCCTGCTGCAACAAATGCAACAAGGTGCAACAGTTGCATCTGTTGCAAATGTTGGCTACCAAATGATTGCACTATTTACGCCGCATGACCCGGTCGCTTGCAGAAAATTGCAAACTGTTAAACTGGATAAACTGGCGTCCAGAATAATATGGTCGTCCACATTACCGCGCGCAGTGTGCTAGGTTGCCCGCACTGCGGCGTCGGGGTGAGACCCGATGCGCCGGTGTTGTATAGCCCGGGTCTAGGTTGCACCCTCTTCCGAGACCCCGCCCGACGCACGGCGCGACTGGCGCTAATCCGCCGGAAGTGGGCTCGAACCCACCCGCAGACTGCTGATTTGCTGATTATCGGGCCGATCGGCCCCCACCGCACCTAATTCGACCAATTAACTGCGGCGATCTGGGGCCAAAAAGCCCTGTGTTTTCAACAGCTTGCAAATTGGCCGTAATAATTTGCAAGGGGCTGTTGCAACCATTTGGCTGCAATGATCTAAGTTCTGTGTCGAAACACCCAACGGAGCGCCTGACATGACCGACCAGATTGACACCACCTCCACCCACACCGGCATCTGCCAAGCCTGCGGCCGCCGCCAAGCCATCCACATCTACGGCGGCAAGATCGCCAAGCACGGCTACACCACCGACTACGGCTACTTCAACGGCGTCTGCGGCGGCAGCGACGAGCTGCCCCTCGAGCTGGACACCACCGTCAACGTCAACGTCGTCGCCGGTATGCTGGCCTTTGCGGCCGAGCAGGACGCCAAGGCCGCCGGTGACATCACGCACGTCACCATCGAGATCAGCCGCAAGTGGGTCGGCAGCAAGCGCGTCGTCGAAACCAAGCGCGTCGACCGCGCCGAGTTCGAGGCCACCCAGCCCGCCTACCGCAAGTTCGACGAGGCGGTGAAGCGGATCCGCCTGCAGCTCACGAGCATCGCCCAGAAGGTTCGCGGCGACGCCAAGATGCTCGAAACCCTGCGCGGCGAAGTCTTCGGCCAGCCGCTGGTGGAGCGCCCCCTCGAGGCCCCAATCAAGCGCGAGTACTTCGCCAACTACCGCCTCGCCTCGGCGCGCATCTCGGAGCTGAAGGCCCAAGGCGTCACCGCCCGCCAGCGCCGCGATCGGAACACCCGCAGCATCACCATCACCTACCGCTAACCCCGGCGGGGGCTTCGGCCCCCAGCCACCACCACGGAGACTAGACCATGCCTGTAGTGTACGAATGGGACATCGAGGACTACCACGTCGACGGCGACGACGTGATCTGTCTGGATCACGACCACCGGGATAAGCTGGCCGACTTCAGCGGCGCCGCGCTGCTCGCCGCGCTGGCGGACCCGGCGGCCGAGGGCACCCGCCTCGTTCTGGTCCGCGATGACTACGACGACCTCGACGGTCTGCAGGACCGCCAGTGGGCCTACGTCGACTACGGCAGGCTGCCGACGCACTTCGACGGCGGGAAAGCGGTTCCCAAGCGTTTCCTGACCGAGTTTGCCCGCCGCGTGGCCGCCATATCCTGAATGATTTCAGCAGCTTGAAGATACTTGCAGAAAAGTGCATGCACCCCCTTGCAACCACCCGATTGCGTATATAACTTGATGTCACTGATTTGAAACCAACCACGGAGCCACGCACATGATCACCAACAGCAGCCAGAACTGGGAAGTCGGCCAGATCGTCAAGGTCGGCTTCATGGCCAACCTGACCGTCATCGCCAAAGTCCCGACCCCCGGCGACTACGCCCCCGACGCCTACACCCTGCGCAGCGCCAAGGGCGTCGACTACTCCTTCGTGCCCCATCGCGGCATCGCCCGCCTCGACGCCTAACCCCAGCCACCACCCCAACCAAGGAGCCACGCACATGAAAAACACCAAAACCACCGCCATAGAGTTTACCGACACGAACGGCTTTAGCCACCGGGTTATCCGCACGGGCCGGAACACTGCCGAAACCTACATCCGCACGCCGCACAACGATTACTTCGTGAAGGCGTTCGCCTTGTTAAGGTTCAAGGGCAATTTCACCGCTCATAACATCAACAACGCCGTTGTGATGGGAGCGCGCTAACATGAACACCCAGACCTCCCCCAGCCTCCCCGCCCACGGCGGCCCCTTCGATCGCGGATCGGCTGACAACTACTACGGCCGCCCCTACGACCCCCACTACTGGACGGGCGGCACGGGCAAGGGCCTGCGCATCGGCGCCGCCGGTATGGACGCAGACGAGCTCGCCGCCTACGCCGCAGGCTGGGCCGACAACGAGGCCACCGGCGACCGGAAGGAGTGGGCGTGATGGCCAAGACCCTCAAGCCCGGCGCCGCCTACTACGTCGGCGCCTACCGCTTCGTGAAGAACGGCGAGCCCATCCGCGTCGCCTCGTGGGTCAAGGACTTGTCGCCCAATGCCCGCGCCATGATGGGCAAGGGCTCGGACGCCAAGCCCAACTCGCCGGAGGTGCAGGCGCAGCGCCACCCCCAGACCACCTACCTGCCGCCGGACTAGGGGGCTTGCAGCCGGTGAGCTGCAGGCATACTGTACAAATCAGCGACACGCTAAGAGGGACAACCGACATGCCTGCGTTCTACACACTGATTACCGAGATTGAGGTGCCGCGTCCGGGTCACGACGACGGCTTCTACTACCCGTCGATCGAGATCGAGTTTGGCTGCGAGCCGGGCCCGCGCCCGTTCAGCGATGAACCCCCGATGATGCCCGACATCTGGGTGCGCGGCGCCCGTGTCGTCGACAACGGCGGCCTGCACCTGACGTCCGGGGAGGCCGAGGTGCTGGCGACCGAGTACCTCGACAGCATCGACGGCGCCGAGCACGCCGCCCGCACTGCGGGGTGTCTGGTATGACGCTCTCCAATAAGTACCACGGCAGTTACCGCGCCGATTTTCACTACCGGCTGGACGACATGGCGCCGTTATACGAGCACATGCAGCAGCACCCAAAGGTAGCGAAAACCGTGGCAAAACTGATGTCCAGCGCCGCAGACGGCGCATGCATAAAGGACTGCGGCCCCTGCGGCAGGCAGATCAAGGCCAACCTAGCCTTGGCGGGCGTAGCCCTGTTTCACGGGAGAGATGAGCGAAGCGGTAAGGAGGTCAGCCTCGTCTCACCCATTTGCGCAATTTGCTACATCGGCGGCCGCGACGTCTTGGAGCGGAAATACGCCGAGCTGATCAAAGAGAAACTCTTTGGCGGCGACGCCGAGGTCGCCCACTTCCCCGGCGGCGGCACAAAACACTAGGAGCCGCCGACATGACACGCGAGACCGGCTGCCTGCCGCTAATACTAATAACGCTCCTGATCTGGGGCGCCCTGATAACCCTCTTCTTTTTGGTGATCACAAGATGACACGCAATTACGGTATCCGCCCAGTGTACGAACCCCCGCCCGAGCGCGCGCCGCTCTGGCGCACGATGCTCAACCTGATGATCGGCGCAGCGGCCCTGCTGACCGTGAACGGCACCGCCTTCCTCGTGGCGCACTTGCTGCACGCAGTGGTCTCACCGTGAGCAAGGCCCCCAGCAAGTGGACCCCCAAGGCCATCGCCACGCTGGCGCGCATGCTGCGAGCGGGCGCCACCTCGGCCCAGATCGCCAAGGCGCTGGGCAACGGGCTGACGCGCAACGCGATCTTGGGCAAGCACCACCGCATGCGCAAAGAGGGCATAGAGCTGCCGACGGGATCCGAGGGATCCCGCAAGGCGGTCCCCGAGCCCAAGGTCCGCGCGCGCCAGCACGCCATCGGCTCCTTCGGCGCGGGCAGGCGCCCCGCAACAGAAGTGTTGCCGCGCCCGCTGGCGGCCACGCCGCACGACACGATCGACCCCAAGACGCCCGGCCTGCTGCGCATGGAGGATCTCAAGGCGCACCACTGCCGCTGGCCGCTGAACAGCGCGGCGGGCGGCGAGTATTACTTTTGCGGCGAGCAGAAGGTCTCGGGCAAACCCTACTGCCAAGCGCACTGCGACGTCGCCCACCCCAAACCCGGAGTGAGACAGCATGCCAAGGTACACTGACAAACACATAGCAAACCCCGGCGCCCCCGACGTGGCCTCGGCCTTTCTGTACACGCTGGCGCACCCCCGATCGGCCGAGCTGATCAGATACAACGCCAGTCGCGGCATGAGCCGGGACAGCATGGACCGCATCTGGGGCCAGCGCCTCGTCAACGCCGTCATGAACACGGAGCACAGATCGTGAGGCACAACGAGAAGGACGCCGTGGAGGTGCTGCGCGAGCTGCGCTCGGGCCACACGCAGGACGACTACATCGAGCTGATGTGGCTGCAGCGGTATCCCAAGGCGCCCGCGAGAAGCAACCCCGGATGGCCCTACCGGAACGCAAGCGAATTACCCACAAAACACATGAGGATAGTCAAATGAGCACACAAGCGAAGCCCACCATGCCCCTGATCCGCGAGCGCATGCTCGAGATCACCGCCGAGATGTCCAAGCTGACGCGCGAGCTGTCGAAGCTGGCGCGAGACACGAAGCGCCGCTCCCCCGTCCGCGTCGCACCCAGAGGCAAGACCGTCCGCGTCACCAAGGCCATGGCCCACCGCATCAAGGTCTACGCCCGCGACAACCCGCTCATGCACTTGCGCGTCATCGGCCAAGTCTTCGGCGTCGACGCCGGTCGCGTCAGCGAGATCTTGAGCGGCTTCCGCAACGGCAAGTCATGAGCAAGGGCTCCGACATGCTGATGGATGCCGCGCGCACCATCGCCGAGAGGGGGCGCGTCTACGGAGACGCCGCCGCCAACATGGCGACGACGGCGCGGCTCTGGTCGCTCGTGCTGGGCGTCGACGTGACGGGGGCGCAGGTCGCGCTCTGCCTTGTGCAGTTGAAAGTCGCACGTCTGCTGGTGACGCC